GAAGGGTATTATAAACACGAGGATGGTGTTAATTATATTGTAAAAGATGGTGAAGAAATACCTGTGAATACATTTATAGGATGTGACCCTGCTACCGATATAGATACCAAGCATGCTGACTTCAGTGTAATTATGGTAATCGCAATTGACGCAAATAATGATTTGTATGTTTTAGAATATGAGCGACATAGAAGTATTCCAACGATTGGCAGCAAGGCTCCTGATACAGGTGAGATAATTGGTAAGAAAGGAGTTGTTGATTATATATTAGAATTACATGAGAAATATCATTGCACATCATCAACGGTTGAAGATGTAGCTATGAACCGTTCAATTTTTCAAGCATTGAATGATGAAAGAAGAAGAATAAATAGGTTCGATATAGCAGTAATTCCTGAGAAACCCGGTGGAACTAACAAGCGTAATCGCATATATAGTGGTCTTTCAGCTCGATTTAGTACAGGAACGGTACGTTTGAGGAAGAACATGTTTGATTTAATCAACGAAATAGTTACCTTTGGCCCCAAAATGTCACATGACGATACAATAGAGAGTCTTTATTACTCTCAAGTACACTCATTTCCTCCAAATATGAAGAAAGATAAACATAAAAGGACTTGGTTTAAGCCAACAAGAAAAGCAAAAAGTTGGATAGTGGCATAAAACATGGTTAGTATAGGTCAAATGCGAAGTCTGGTTGAGAGCACATGCTCTAAGATGGGTGACAAGTATGCATCAAAAGATGCTGTTGAATTAGTATTAGCTACTGGTATAGTAGAATCAAGATATGAATATATTAGACAAATGGGTGACGGCCCTGCAAGATCGTTTTGGCAAGTAGAACCGGCATCTGCAGTTGATAATTGTCAGCACTATTTGAAGTATAGGTCTAGTTTAATGAAAAATTGTGCTAGAGCCAGTCTTGTAGATACTAAGTATTGGCAAATGTATGAAGAAGAAATATGGTCAGAGATATTAGAAAAGAATATATCCGCTGGTATTGTTCATTGCAGATTGAAGTATCGCAGAGTACCAAAGAAATTACCTAGTTCATTAGAAGGGCAATCTGAATATTGGAAAAAATATTATAATACAGAAGGCGGTAAAGGTGACCCAGAACATTTTGTTGAATCAGTTAAGAAGTGGATGATATAAAATGCCTAAGAAAAAATCTAAAGTTAAAGAAGCATCAGTTTTCCCAGGCGCAAGTTTATGGTCAATAGTAACTTCAATAGTAGCTCCAGCTATTAGAGAAAGAACTGTTCACAGTTTGCGTGGATTTGATTATGATCAAGATTGGTTATCTGTTGTAGGAAGTTTTATAGGTGGTGAGGGTGACTTTACTGATTCTCAAGTTAAAGATATGGTAGAAAGAGTTTACCCCACTGCTTTAAAAAAGGGAACAATTAAACCTTGGAAAAGAGGTGACTTAGAAAAGGGAAGAAAGCCTCCAATGAGAGTCCAAGAAAGAATGGATATGATGTTGATGGCAGCCGATATGCCACAGAAATATGGCACAATGAAGAAAAGTGTTTGGCAACCAACTGTGGGTAAAGAAAAGAAAGATGTTTTTTATACATTTGGAGACCCTAGTCAGATGAGTGATATATATAAAGGATTATCAGAAAAGATACCTTACATGGAGAAAGAGACTGCAAGAAGAAAAGAAGCTGGGGAAAAGTCAAAAATGTTTAATGTTGGTTATCCATCAGATGTTAGAAAAGGAGAAGCTGATTTTGATTGGTCTCAGCATCATGTTGGAATGGAGCGATTTCAAGTTGGAGTAGGTGAAGACCCTACAGGAAAATATATGTCTATATATGATCCTTGGGATATAGCTGGAGGTGAACTTACTAAGGGAGTTTTTCCTGGTTTTCAGATATATGACAGAAGATATTATGAGATGACTCCTCCAGATCAAGTTGATATTAAAAGGGCTCCTCCTGCTGAGTTCGCTGCTCCACAACCAGTACCAGTAGGTCAGATGCCCGTTGGTAAAAGCAAAGTAGGAATAGAAGATAAAATAATGAATTTTTTACATAAGGTTATATAATGGCAAGATTAACTAATAAGAAAAGAGCTCAAACAAATAAGCAGCTTTGGGAAAGGGCTAATAACAGCCACAGACAGCGATGGCAGAATTTAAGTCAGAAAGGTTTTGACTTTTATCTGAATGAACAGTTATCTAAGCGTGAAGTGGATGCTTTGGAAGAAGCTGGGATGCCAACATTTACAATTAACAGGGTAACCCCTATTGTTGAGATTATGAAGTATTTTGCGACTGCTAATAATCCAAGATGGAAAGCAGTTGGAGCTACTGGAGATGATGTAGATGTTGCACAAGTACATTCTGACATAGCTGATTACTGTTGGTATCTATCTAATGGTAAATCATTATATAGTCAAGTAGCTCTTGATGCTCTTACAAAAGGTATTGGTTATTTCCTTGTGGACGTAGATGCTGATGCTGATCGTGGAATGGGTGAGGTAAAATTCAGTAGAATAGAACCTTATGATGTATATATTGATCCAGCAAGTAGAGATTTCTTATTCAGAGATGCGACTTTTGTGATGATTAGAAAGAATCTTTCACGGTCAAGTCTAATAAATATGTTACCTGAACATGCAGCTAAGATAAAAAAGGTAGCAAGAGGTACTGAAGTTGTATCTTATTCTCAGAGAGATACTCAAGAATCTTTCAGCACACAGCCTGAAGATATTACAATGGGTGTCAATTTAGATGCTGAAGATGATGATATAATTGCATACTATGAAACATACGCTAAAAAGAAGTTTGCATATAGAAATGTATTTATAAAAGTAAACCCATCACCTGCTGAACTTGATCTTATAAAAGAACAGGTAGCTGAACAAATAAGTGATTTTCAAAAAGAGATTGAAGTTGGATTAATAGAAAAGGAAATACAACTAAATGATGCTGTAGAAGCAGGTGAGATGATACCTGAAAGAGCAAAACTTGAGTTAGAAAAAGCTAGGAAAATGGCGACTCAAGCTATAGAAGAACAGCGTATGCAGATGGAATCTCAAGCACAAGATGCGGCTTCAACTATAAAACAACAAGTAATGAGAGAAGAAGATTTTCAGTTATTATCTTCAAATCCTGAGACTATGAAGAATATTGTTGAAGCTATCAAATTTTATGAAAATAGGATTGTATTAACATGCACTGCTGGTGATGATACATTTTTATATGAGTACACATTACCATGCACTGAATATCCTATAGTTCCAATTCCATATATGTATAGTGGGACTCCATATCCAATGAGCGCAGTTGTACCTCTTATAGGTAAACAGCAAGAGATAAATAAAGCTCATCAAATTATGTTACATAATGCAAATTTAGCCTCCAACTTGAGATGGATGTATGAAGAAGGCTCAGTACCTGAAGAAGAATGGGAACAGTATTCTTCATCACCGGGGGCATTATTAAAATACAGACAGGGATTTACTCCTCCAACTCCTGTATTACCGGCTCCAATCAACAACGCTTTTTATTCAGTAGTTCAAGAAGGTAAGTCGGATGCGGAGTATATAAGTGGTGTTCCTTCTGCTATGATGGGATTTACGCAAGAGCAACCTGAGACTTATCGTGGATTATTAGCAAATGATGAGTTTGGAACAAGAAGATTAAAGGCTTGGATGGGAAGTATAGTAGAACCATGCTTAGAACACTTAGGTAGAATATTTCAGCAAGTTGCTCAGAAACATTACTCAGTAGAAAAAGTATTTAGAATTGTACAGCCAGAAGCTGGTCAGGCTCCTCAAGAGGAAAAAGATGTAAGAATCAATATTCAAATATATAATGATTATGGTGAAGCGATTGGTAAGTGGAATGATTATGCGTCTGCAAGATTTGATGTAAGAGTGATAGCTGGGGCTACAATGCCAGTGAATAGATGGGCTTTACTTGAAGAATACTTCAGATGGTTTCAAGCAGGATTGATTGATGATATAGCTATGATAGCTGAAACAGATATTAGGAATAAGAAAAGT